AAAAAAGGAGAGGGAAAGAGCCCCCGCCCGACTGCCCGGCCGGGGGGGGGGGGGGGGGTGAAAGCAGCCAGATGGAGCTGTTTGGACTTCATGACAGCGGGGTTTCCGGGTGATCTACACGGAAACCTTTACCCTGCTGCCTTCCAGAAAAAAGAACTCATATTTTTTCGCACCAAGCACCGTCACTTCACAGAGGACAAGCTGTGCGATCTCCGGGACGAATCTGGTAAGCGGTTCATTTCCCACGGCTTCCATCATCTGCCCCGCCCTGATCTTTTCAAGCGGTGTCCCCTCCGACTTCATCTGCTGCCATCTTTCCATATGCTTATCCCTGTCCGTGACCAGTCTGTTGAATGCTTTTACAAATCCCTTTTCCAGGTCTGCATTATCAACATAAGCATTCGTGCATGCCACTTTCCCATCTTTCCTGTGGTTCTTGCACTGCCACTGTACGATTCCCCTTGATCTCCATGCATGTCTCGTAAACAGGCTTTTGCATTCCCCGCAGAACACCTTCTCACAGAACGGCATGCAGTCCGCACCGTAACTGTACCTGTCCGTGCCATGCGATTCCATGAATTTTCCCCTGCGGTCGAATTCTTCCTGTACCGCATTCCATGTCTGCTTATCTATGATCCCCTTATGGCTGTCCTTTACATAGACCTGTGCGATCTCACCGTTGTTTCTGACCTGTCTCTTGGTAAGGAAGTCTGCAGTATAGGTCTTCTGCAGAAGTGCATCACCCATGTGCTTTTCCTGTTTTAAGATTCCTGTGACCGTGCTTGGATACCACTTTGTCTGCCCCAGACACCCAGGGACTTTCTCTTCCGTCAGTTCCTTTGCAATCTGCGCCGGATTGATTCCGATAAGGAAGTCCCTGTATATCCTTCTCACCGTCTTGGCCTGTTCCTTATTGATGACAAGCTTCCCGTTTTCATCCTTATCGTATCCGAGGAACTTGAATGTATTGAGATGCATCTCACCGTTTTTGAATTTCGTGCGGATGCCCCATTTACAGTTTTCTGAAATGTTTCTTGATTCATCCTGTGCAAGGGAACTTAAAATGGTGAACAGAAGCTCGCCCGTGGAATCCAGTGTGTTGATGTTTTCCTTCTCGAAAATAATGCCGATTCCGAGGTTCTTCAGCTTTCTGGAATACATCAGGCAGTCCTGCGTATTTCTGGCAAAACGGCTGATGGATTTTGTTATGACAAGGTCGATCTTTCCCTTCTCGCAGTCCGCAATCATGCGTTTGAACTGCTCTCTCTTCTTCGTATTGGTTCCCGAAATACCCTCATCCGCATAGATGCCAGCCATTTCATAATTTTCATGATCATTGATATACTTCGTATAATAATCGACCTGAGCTTCAAAACTGTGGAGCTGGTCTTCCTGATCCGTTGATACACGGCAGTAGGCTGCAGCCCTTATCTTCTTCTGCGGTGCTGCCCTATGCCCCGATGCCTGACGGTTTCTTGCTGGTATAACTGTAACGCTTCTTGCCATTCTTATCATCCTTTCTCTGAATATAAATATCTTTTTTGATTTCTCCCCACCCTTTCAGGATGGTGTCTGGAACCCTTGTTCCATCGCAGAAATCTTTCCCTTTCCGCTTTCTTCCGTTGCATACCCATGTGACCTTATGGCTTTTGGTATCCACATGCCTTACGAGTCTGCTTCCGCACAATGCACAGTAGATCTTCTCCCTGTACGGATACTCTGCTTCGGTATTTTCCGGGATTGACGGTGGCTGCTTCTTTTTGTGCCTTCTTTTCCATGAGCGTTCTTTTAAGTAGGAAAATTCCTTCACTCCCTTATCTGATGCCTTCTCGTCAATATAGGTGTTTTCTTCAAAATGCCATGCATTCCGAAGCACACCGTCCGGGATATTGATTCCATCGCAGAAGGACTTTCCATACCGTTTCATTCCGCTGCATCCCCAGTTGAGCCTGTTGCCTTTACTGTAGATTCGTTTATAAAGCGGATATCCGCATTTAGCACAGTAGATCTTGTTCATGTATGGATAATTTTCTTCCGTGAATTCTTCGATCACCGAACCTTCCGCAAGGTAATCCCTCTTTGCTTCCAATGCATCCTGTGCCCTCTGCCAGAGTTCAGGGGAAACAATGGCTTCATGGTCATCCTCGATGTACCACGCATCCACTTCTCCCCTGTTCCTGACCAGCTTTCTCTCTTCATTCACAAAATGCTTATGCATGATGTAATCGCCTTTATAAATTTCATTTTCAATGAGGCGGAACACCGTGCTGTCAATCCATTCTGCACCGCCTACGGTCTTTACCCCGTTTTCATTCAGGTACCGTTTGATTGATGCAGGAGTATATCCGTCTGCTGCCATCTCATAGATCTTTCTTACCCATGCTGCTTCCTCTTCGTCTGCAATATAGACTCCCCTCTCATCCTTCTTAAATCCGAAAGACCGCTCAAGGTACTGCACGGGGATCCCCGCCTCGTACTTTCTCTGGTACACCATCTTTGCACCAACGCTTCCGCTCTCGCTTTCTGCCTGTGCAAATGCTGCAAGGATCGTAAGCATAAGCTCGCCTTCCCCTGACAGGGTATTGATATTCTGAAGTTCAAAAAAAACACCAACATTCAGTTCTTTCAGCTTTCGTGTAGCCTCCAGAACGATTGAGGTGTTTCTTGCGAACCGTGATACGGATTTTGTTAATATAAGGTCTATTTTTTCCTTACGGGCATCGGCTAACATCTTCTGCAGACCGGGACGTTTTTCCTTGAATCCTGATATGGCAAAGTCACTGTAAACCCCGGCATACTCGTAATCAGGATTACTGGTAATGACTTCTTTATAATGCCTGATCTGGTTTTCCAGTGAATTTTCCTGTTCATCCGCATCCGTTGAGACACGGCAGTAGGCGCATACCTTAAGTTTACGCTTCTGTCTGCTGTTTCCTTCCCTTATCTGAATCTCCAAGCTCTGCCACTCCTTTCTCTTTGGGTAGTCTATATATCACTCTGAAAGCCAATAATAGCAAGTACAATCTGCGATACCTTTCACCTTTCTTTCCTTGGCACAAACGAAAAAAATACGGCTGACAGCCATTACTGACCATCAGCCATATCCTTATTTCAGGAGTTCATTTACCCTTTTCTGTACTGCGGAATAATCATATCCGGCAGAGGTGATCCTTTTCTTTCTGTCAGAACCATTTCCCCAGTCACCATGAATTACTTCCCTTGCGATCTCATCCACGGATTTCCTGGATGGGGAAAGTTTCTTATTCACGATACTCTGAACTGCAGAATAGTCATACCCCGCCTGTGAGAGCAGTTTCTGTCTTTCTGCACCATTACCCCACTTTCCGGCAATCACCTCGGATGCGATCTCCTCATTGGACTTCTTCACCGGAGCGGGTGTACTGCTTTCCTTGGCATAACCGTTCAGTCCGGCAGCCTTGATCTTTGCAGGGAAATCCTCATAGCAGTAATCCTGATCACAGGACTGCCCGTTGATCTTGTTGCTCCGGATAAGGTTTGTCTCCCCGCCAAACTGCCAGATCTGTGTCTCAGCACCGCTTGCCGGAACCGGCTTGCTCTTGCCCCATCTTGCAACCCAGTGGCTGTAGCGGATAAGCTCCCCGTCATTCATCTCGCTGTTGAAGAATGACTCGGACGAATAGATGCCGACCCAGTATCCGGCAGCTTCTACTGCAGAACAGAATGCCTTTACGATCTGTGTCAGTGTATTCCCGTCATTCTTTGTGATCATGCTGCCTTCCACATCATAAAAGACAGGATACTCATATCTCTTTCCCTTAAGCAGTGAAAGGAAGTATTCTGCCTCCTTCTTGGCATCTGCCACGCTTCTGGCATTACCATAGAAATATGCGCCCTTTGGAAGTCCGCATTCCTCACATTTCTTATAGTTTGCTTCAAACTGGCTGTCCTTATAAAGTCCGGCATCAGCACCTCCGGCTTTGATGACTGCGAACTCCACGCCTTCCTTGCTCTTAGCCCTTGCAAAGTCAAAACTGCCCTGCCAGTGGCTTACATCGATTCCAAATTTCTGACTCATAATATAATCCTCCAATTTTCTGTAATAAAAGAGGGAAGGTGCTACCCTTCCCCGTTGTCTTTGTCTTCTTCTGACCTGTCATGAAGCTGTTCCAGCACGGCTTTGATCTTTGCCGGAACAGGAAGTCCCAGATGGGATGCATTCTCCAGAAGGGAGATTCCTTCATTTGAGATGTAGAAGAAAATGGCTGCCGTCCTTAAAACGCTCCCTGTTCCGATGACATATACATCAAGAATATTTGCAATGCCGACCATAAGGAAAATCAGCACCTTACGGCAGATTCCCTTAAAACCTACTGCGCTGGACAGCTTCTGGTCACTGATTGCACACATAACTCCCGTGATGTAGTCGATGACCACAAATGCGAGAAGTGCAAAGAGCAGGCCGTCACATCCTCCCAGAAAGTATCCAAGCCATCCTCCGACTGCCGTGAATACAAACTGTACTGCGTTCCAGAATTCCTTCATTGTCTTGTCCTCCTTTGATTTTTTGTATGAAAAAAGCAGCTACCCGCAATGGATAACTGCCTGATTCCAAAAAGTATTTTATTGTTCCTGTAAAATATAAGTGATCTTCATCGTCTTATCTGCCGTCTTGGTAATCGGGGCATCAAGGTTATTGATGGTTGCCAGATAATTGCACATCATGTACCACCCAGACGTTGACCATGTGCCATAATCACAAAAATAGATGAGCGGTTCATTTCTTACAGGAGTCACGCTCATCGTATAACTGGAATTGAACAATGTCTGTGTCTCCGGCGGCATGATCTCATTCGTTGCCAGATCCGCAATCAGAAGCTGTTCATAACTGTATTCGTAATAAACCCGTCCGTTGATTACGAACTTCGGCACGCCATTGATGTTGGTCACATTAGTCCTCTTCAGCTTTACAACATTTGCCGAATTCGTGATCTGGATCTTATACACATCATACGGGGCATCATATCCCCTCAGCAGAAGATAACCTTCGGTAACGAACATTCCCCAGTTTCCTTCCGTCCTGAGATATTTATCCGTGGTGTTTGTTATTTCATACTGCTTGATTTTCCAAGTGTCCACTTTTATTTCTGTTATAAGAAACTTGCCGTCCGGGGCTGTCCTGTTGTTGCTGCTCGTACAGATATACAGGCAGTCATTTGACGGATCATAATTATATGACCAGTAGCCGATCTGCAGTTCCGAGGACAGCTCCGCCAGTTCGATTTCTTCGATAAGCGGTTTCGTGGTATAGATATTATCAAGAATAGATACCGTCTTTAAAAATGCACGTCTTTTCGTGATGTGGATATGGTTCTTATCTGCCACCTTGAAATAATATACACAGTCCTTTGCCCTGTCGATCAGGAATATCAGCTCTGTTTTTCCAATTGTCATGCCGGAATATCTGCTGCTTGTGCTTGCTCCCGTCCTGTCTGGGTACACATACTGAAGATTGTCTTCCGCAATGGACTGCATCAGAAAATTCTCCCTGATCGGACTGGTATTTTTGCTGCCGTATGATGTAAGACCGCCATTCCTGTGTGTAAGACAGATGCTGGCAATCGTGCCGTTTGCCTGACTGGTTGCAAAATCATATACATATTTCACATACCTGTCTTTCAGGTTTACTTCCGATTCTGTCTGGTTGAATCCGCCACGGAAGGTATTCTTTGTGTTGTTCTGCATTCCATGCGAAGCACAGCCGACAAGGTTTGCATCTGCCGGAGGATAATATCCATCCGCATTCTCAGGTATCTCCCTGTCAAAGCACAGGATGCCTCCGAGCAGTTTTTCATAATACGGCACGAACTCATTTAAGAACCTGTTCGGTCTCTTGGAAAGTCCGAGCGGTTTCAATACATCCCTTAGTGCATTGGTGACCATATTGCTGTTCTGGTAGGTTTCCACCTCACCCGTGTTCACATCAGTAAGTTCTATTCTTGTTGTTCCCTTGAGCATCGTCATCATCTCCATTTCTATAATTCATGATAAAGGATGTAAGCGTTGCATCGCCCGCAATCCAGAAGCGGAAGGTTATCGTCTTTGCTTCCAGTAGTCCGGCATACAATTCATCCAAATTCATTGTGAGGAAATCCGCCATCGGTGTTTCATCCGTAAAGGTCTCCCCGTCATAACTGTACTGCACCGTGATTTCTCCCTCATATTCTGCATTCAGTGCCTTGATTCCAAGGACCGTGCCGTCCGAAAGATCTGCTATGCATTCAATATACTGCTTTGGCGGTGTTCCCGTAATCACGGCATTCAGCGGAAATGCCCTGCTGTCACTCCAGCTTAATACGGAAGGAAGCGTCAGCCCCTTTATCAGATCCCACTCCGGCATCTTTGCAAATCCATGTTTTTTAAACAAAAGCGCATTTACCTCTGTTTCTTCCAGTCTGACAAGCACATCTGCTGTTTCTGACAGCTCCTCATTTATGATCTGGTTCTCCACCGTATACAGTTTTCCGTCACCATCCTTTATCAGGAGTTTGAACGGGACCAACAGGTCAATCGGTGTGTACTTCACTTCAAAGGTCTTACTGTCCGCATAATACTGGAAAGTAATATCAGGGGAAGCTGTATCCGGCTTTGTGAAGGTATAGTTCTTATCTGCACTAAAACTGAAACCGCCATCATAACACTGTACAGGGACGGAAATCATATGAAGCGAAATATCCTCGGTATCCCAGAACAGGAGGTCATACTTTAACTGGTAGTCCGACCCGGATGCATTGTAATGCGACCATCCTTCCCACCGTATTTTCAGGAAACGGTAATAACTGTATAAAGTCCCTTCTTCCCTGTAAAGCGACCTCATTCTGGTATCACGGTTATCCACTTTAAGGTGCGTGGCATCACTGCCGATCCCCCAGTAGGAATCACCATGTGCATAAATGTACGGCACAGCTTTTCCAAGGAACGTGAAAAAATCCGCACCGCTCACGGCAAGCGTACCGCCATCATAGCTGTTGCTGTCCTGTAACAGACAGGTCATGTTGGTAACACCGGCCGAAAAAATATCATTTATATTGTCATAGTTCATAATGTAAATTCCACTCCTTTCACTCCGTCAAAGCCGGATACATCAACCGTTGTCCTTTCCAGGAAACCTTCATCCACTTCATCCGTCACGGCTTCCTGTGTCTGTTCGGTTACTGCTTTCAGTTCAAAGAACCCATTTTCAACGGTAATGGTATCCGGGAACTTAACGGAAGTCTCTGCCGTGGTGATCACATACTGCGAACGGCCTGCTGCAGTATAGCCATTGACTTCCACCCCGTCCACCCTTGTGAAGTATGAAATATCGATCACAAGATCTTCCGCATATCCGTGGTCGAGGGATTCCGGCTCTGACTTCTGTACATACCGTTTCCGCAGCATAAATCGTTCTTCCGTATTGACCGTGATATATCCGTTATACTTTGGATTTCCCCGCACGCTTGTAAGGACAAAGGTACGGAGTATCTCCGTGATCCATGCACGGTCCGTAAATGCATCCGCTTCATAGTTCTGGCCGGCAATAGAAATGTTCCCGATTGTCTGTGTCAGCCCCTGTGTCTTTTTGGAAGGAAATGTTACGGATGCCGTATCCTTAAACACATCAGCCACAAAAGGTACATCCGTGATGCTGATATATCCGATATTCTCATTGATATTGATGCGTCCGTTCCAGTCTCCCAGTCCTGCTGCAAGTCCCTGACCGCTGATGGTTGCCCTGATCTGTGCCTCACCGATCTTTGCACTCCCGGATGATATCTTCAGATACATGGAAAATGTATTGGAGCTGTTCTCAATGACTTTCGATATCGGGAAAAACAATGTCACGATATGCTTCCCATACAGACAGGTCTTGGACGGCATAAATGTATCTATGGTCTCATTATTTATCTTGTAGACAATAGACAGCTCCGGCAGTTCCGTTTCTGCTGCCACGCCTTCTTCCGGCTCTCCCCCGGTATCCGGCTTTACCACCTCCAGAAGCATTTCACACTGGAATGCTGCCGTGGTTTCTTCCGTTGCAGTAAAGTCAATATCCATCACGTTCATAAGGGACTGCCCGATCTCAAACGGGGCAACATTGACAAAACTGTAAATGATGGTCTTTCCGCTTTCCACGGAATTGATAAGACCTGTAATATTCTTATCATTCTTGCTCTTGGCAGATGCAAGCCTTGGATTCTTCCCGACACATTTCAGTGTCATTTTCCCGTTGATCTTACATTCGATGCTCGTAATACAGCTTATCTTTGTCTCATCCGCATGTCCGCCTGAAAATTTCAGGATGTCCCCGACTTCCAATGCCGGATTTCCGATGGTGGAACTGTCAAACGGTACATAATTTATCTTCTGCAGTGCCGTAAGTATCTCACGCAGTATCTTCTCCCTTACGGATTTCAGTCCGAACTGAAGTAACGGATTGATGCCAAGGTTCATGGTAAGGGCATCGTCTTTTTCCATCGCAATGTATTCTGCCGTCTGGCTGATCTGGTTTGTGGATGATACTGCCGTGTATCTTGTAACAAAGTCAGAGTAACTGCTGTCGAACCTCTCCTTCTGCTCCACGTTCCATACGGATTCATTCCCGTACCGCTTAAGGACAAGTTTTCCGTATCGGTCTATCTGGCAGAAACAGCCAAGCACCTGTGCCACATAAAAGACCAGGTCACGGAAGGTCTCTATATCATTATCCGAATAAATACCAAGCGTGGTCTTACCGTTCGGAAGGGCACTGATCTCCGCAACCGTCTGTGCCATTTCCACCTTGCATGCAGCACACGCAGCCTTTAAGAACTGGTATGGCGTTCCGCTTGAGGATTCCAGTTTCAGGGACTTCTCAAAACGGAGCATATGGTCATAGCCTTTCAGTTCCAGTGTCCGCACCTTCCTGTTGGCTTCGGAAACTTCGTAAATCCCCATCGGTACGGACTCCGTTGTCCCGTCCAGAAGTGTCAGGCGGTAATAAAGCCGTACCTCGGCATCTTCCAGAGTATAACGGTCAATCTCCGAAAACAGGCTGATTCCCATTTCTGCTGCATACACTGTTCCGAGTTCTATCTCCGTGTTACTGCAGCACTGCCATTTTATGTAGCCGGAACCCTTCACGATATCCTTTGCCGTGAATTCATGCACCTTTCCGGCTTTTGTCGTGATCGAACCGTACCACTCATATTTTCTTGTGTTCTGCCTTACGGCATTTTTGAATTTCTCTGATACTTCGATCACAGCATCTGCCTCCTACATTTCTTTCAGGGTAAAGGATACCGTCCACAGTCCCTTATAGGATGTGTCCTTTTTAAGTGCTGCCTTAAATCCCGTGATATACATTTCTGCATCTTTCAGTTCCAGTGTTTCCGTGTCAAAATATTTCACTGCTATCTTCGGCATCTTGGAATATGCCGTCAGCAGTCCGAGCCACTTCGGGGACACGGAAAAAGAGACGGAAATGTCAGCCACTCCCGTCCTTACTACATCCCTCTGTGTGGTTCCCGCCTCTGTTTCACCGCCGGAGTCCGCCTCGACATCTGACAATCCGATATCGTAAGAATCCGGCAGGGGCAGAGACTTCTCATTAAAAACAAGATATTGTATATATGCCATTTTTATCTGCCCCCGCTTCTTAAGTTTGCCCTCTGCTGTGCCGAAACAATAACCTCATCAAGCATCGTACCGCCAAGGTACACAGGAATGACGATGTCACCGCTGTCCGGTTTGATATTCTCGATTGCAGAAGTAATTGCAGAAAGCATCCCGGAAATACCTTCTGGCTGTGCTGCCGTTCCTGTTCCCGTCATGCTTTCCATTCTGCTGACCTCTGGGCTGATCACCATATCGGAAGATACACCGCTTACCGCCTTCTGGATCATGCCACGGCTCTTTTCGATACCCTTGGCAAGACCTCCCATAAAGTCAGGCATCCATGATTCATAATCCGTCAGCGGACCTTCATCCGGCACGGAGAAGTGAAGGAATGACTTGATCTTGTCTGCCACACCCTTAACGGCATCCCCGACCGCACCGATGCAGCTCTTGATTCCGTTTACGATTCCCATGACCAGATCCTTGCCCCACGTAAATGCCTGTGACGCAAGCCCCGTGATATGGTTTTTCACATTGGAAAAACCTGTCTTTACTGCATTCAGCACATTTCCCATCGCGCCTTTCACCGCATTTACGATTCCATTGAATACGGATGTGACCGCACCCTTGATTGCACCAAGGACCGTTGAAATGGTCGACCTGATGGTGTTCCATATAGTGGTGATCGTACTCTTAATCGTATTCATGATGGTGGTAATGGAGTTCTTGACCGCAGTAAAATCCCCTGTGATCAGTCCCTTGATCCCGCTTACCACGGCACTGATGATGGTCTTGATGGCATTCCATACCGTGCTGAAGATTGTTTTTATTGCATTCAGAACAGTGGTAATGACTGTTTTTATCGTATTCCATACCGTTGTAATGACAGTCTGGATAATGGTCAGGACTGTCTGAATGATCGTTTTGTAGATATTGAAATACGTTGTCACCAGTGTTTTTATCACATTAAAAACTGTAGTAAATACACCCTTGATGGCTTCCCAGATGGTCGTGATGACCGTCTTTATCACATTGAAAACCGTCTCAATAATCGTCTTATACAGATTGAAATAAGTCGTTACCAGGGTCTTTATCACTTCAAACACGGTCGAGAAGATCGTCTTGATGGTTTCCCACACCTGTGAGAAGAATTCCTTGATTGCATTCCATACCGTGATTGCAACCTGTTTTACGTTCTCCCAGAGGTCGATCCAGAACTGGCGGAATCCGTCACAGTTATTCCAGAGATAAATAAAAGCAGCCACAAGAGCTGCAATGGCTGCGATAATAAGTACGATTGGATTTGCAAGCATCGTGGTATTCAGTGCTGCAAATGCCCCCTTCACCGTATTGATGACTCCGGCAATCTTCGGTACAACCGTCATGATCGTACCGACTGCAGATATGACCTTTCCAATCACGATAAGCACGGGACCGAGTGCTGCTGCCAGAAGGGCTATTGTAAGGACCGTCTTCTTCGTACCCTCACTCAGTCCATTCAACCAGTCCACAAATTTCTGCACCCATCCCACGATCTGTTTGATGGCCGGCATCAGAAGTTCTCCAAAAGATATCGCCAGGCCTTCCAATGCGGATTTTAAGATTGTGATCTGTCCCTGTAAGTTATCAAGCTGTGTATCTGCCATCTGCTGTGCAGCACCACCGCTTTCCGTGATGGATTTCTGTAAGCTGTCCCATGTTTCTCCTGTATTTGCAAGCAGTGCATTTACGGAAGAAAGATCCGTCTTATTGAAAATGGCGCTGATGATATTGGACTTCTCAGCGGATGTCATTCCATCCATGCTCTTATTGAGGTCACCAAGGATATCATTCATTGACCGCATGTTTCCTTCGGAATCATATACGGAAAGACCGAGTGCTTCCATCTGTGCGGCTGCCTTATCGGTAGGATTCTGTAAGGACAGAATAATATTACGGAGATGTGTACCGCCTTCAGCTCCCTTGATACCATTATTTGCAAGAATACCAAGTGCGGTATTCAGTTCTGCCGTACCTCCCTTGATGGATTTGGCTGTCGCACCAATGGTAAGGATTCCTTCGCCAAGCTGTGCAACCGATGTATTCGTGGTAGATGCCGTCTTAGCCATCTGGTCTACCATCGTTTCTGCTTCGTCCACTCCCATTCCAAGGGCGGACATCGCATCCGTTACCATGTCAGAAGCATCAGCAAGGGCAATGTCCCCGGCTGCTGCCAAGTTCAGGACGGTCGGCAGTGTATCACACATCTGCTGTGTATCGTATCCGGCAAGGGCGAGGTAATTCAATGCCTCCGCACACTCGGATGCGGAAAAAGCCGTCTCTGCACCCATCTTCTTTGCCAGCTTGGAAAGGGTATCCATTGTGTTTACAGACTGACCGTTTACCGTTGACATGGCATCTTTGGTGATTCCCATTGTTGCCTGTACCTGTGACATGGAAGATTCAAAGTTGGCTGCAGTCGTTACGGATGCCGTGCCCAGTGCCGTCACTCCGGCTGTTACCGGAAGGAGCTTCTGTCCGGCAGAGGAAATATTATCCCCGACCGTCTTTAACTTCTCGCCAGTTGCTGCGATTTTCTGCACTGCCGTTGCGGACTGGTTCGCCTGTGTTTCCAGATTCTTTAAGTCCTGCTCCGTTTCCACGATCTCCCTCTGAAGGGCATCGTACTGCTCCTGTGAGATCTCGCCATTGGCAAGTGCCGTATTCGCCTGTTCTGCTGCGGTCTTTAAGGTAGCCAGTTTCTCTTTTGTTTCACTGACCGCTTCCGCAAGCAGTTTATGCTTCTGCGCCAGAAGCTCCGTATTGCCCGGATCAAGTTTCAGCAGCTTGTTCACATCCTTAAGCTGTGACTGGGTGGACTTGATCTGACCGTTCACGCCTTTCAAGGCGTTCTGCAGTTTAGTTGTATCACCACCGATTTCAACGGTAATACCCTGAATACGGCTTGCCATGCCTCTCACCTCCTCCTAAAAATGGGTACAAAAAAAGGAGCATTTCTGCTCCGTAACAAAAGAAAAACACCTGCCAGTTCTGACAGATGTCCTATGTAATATTATGATTTTATCTAAGCTACAAACTTGAATTTGGAACGTGCTTTATAAATTTTTTCCGATCCCCTCAAGTTCGTTCATGGAATCCTTGTTTTTTTCAA